TCTCTCACGAGGTGGCTTCTCGCCTGATCTGCGTACCGAAGACCGCAAAAGGTCCTAGGCTTATTGCAGCAGAGCCGACATCACATCAGTGGTGTCAGCAACTACTGCTCAGATTCTTATTTGTGCAATGTCGCGAGACCTTTGGGACTCACTTCATTGACTTTAAGGATCAGCAGAAATCAGGTGCAATGGTTCTGAAAGCATCCCTTGATAGGGAACTAGCAACGGTAGATTTATCCGATGCTAGCGACCGACTTACGTGTTGGACCGTGGAGCGTATAATGAGGACTAATCCGTCCTTATTAAAAGCTCTGCACGCCGCACGTACGAGGTACATCAGAGACGAAATCTCTGATGAGCCGAGTTTCCTGTCATTACGGAAATTCGCCTCGCAAGGTACTGCAACGACGTTCCCAGTTATGAGCTTAGTGATGCTCTGCATTGCTCTAGGTTGTACCCTAGGCAGTAAAGAGCGGGTCACTTGGGCTCGTATTAAGGAACTTCGAACCAAGGTTCGTGTATTCGGCGACGATATTATTTTGCCGGTACACGGGTATGGGCGACTAGTGCGCACAATGAATCTTCTTCAGTTGAAAGTTAATATGGCCAAAAGCTATATTAACGGTCACTTTAGAGAGTCGTGTGGTACGGACGGATTTAAGGGGTTTGACATTACCCCATCCAAACCGAAAACACTAGTTGCAGACAGCCCGGCGTCGTGTCAGGCTGTAGTAGACACATCCAACAATCTCTTTAATAAAGGATTATGGTATGCATCAAGAACAGCCGATGACCAACTTCCTATACAGGTACGAAAGTACCTCAGGGTTGTGGGTCCAAACGACGCTGGCTTCTCCGGTCTCTCGTCCTTTAGTGGAAGCGATGAACGCCATCTTATCAAAAGATGGAATTCTCGCTTACATCGGGACGAAGTCAAAGTTTGGTCAATTTCTGACCGAACTAAAAGATCGGAGAGAGACGGATTCGACGGGCTTCTGGACTTCTTTGCCAGAGCACACAATTCTCGCAACCCTAGGGTTGTGTCTGAATACGTCGACCGTCGGAGAACGATTGCTCGTTCTCTATGGGAGCCCCAGAACACTGATGCTCGGATATCTTCTGGATATTCAAGATCAAGTGGATCTATTAGGACACGTCCTGCGAAAGCTGGACGACCTTATAGTCCGCAATCAACCGTTCCTGTTCGATGTAAATCGAAAGGTTCAGTTGAGGATCGTTGAAGATCTGGAAATATATCCCAGTGAGCTTCAGGATTCTTTGTCCGATTATTCCGCCTATCTTAGCTCCAAAAGAGCTGATACGCAAAGTAACTGATTTGTCAAAAGTGCTTCCCGATCCTGCCATTATGGCAGCTCGGCTAAGCACTATAATCAGTTACGCTTGAATAAACGTGACTAAAGAACATAATGTTCTGGGTGGTGGGCAATTCTAAAAGAAAGGATGGCGAAAGCCAGAGTACCTTTCAATTAGGCAGCCCTTG